GCGTGGTCTGCACGGCTTCGATGAACGACGCTTTGAAGACATCGTTGCCGCGCGACAGCAGTGCGCGTTGCATGTCCGCGATCTTGTTAACGTGCAACGCCTGGCGCACTTTGGCGAAGGTGCCGTCATCCTCGCGTACCTGTTGCCGGGCCAGCTCTTCATCATCAAGATCATCGACAGTGAGCTGACCGCGCGCGAACTTCTCGGGGCGAGTGAGGGCGCGACGGTTCTCCTGATCAGCTCGGTATAGTTCGGCGAAGTTGGAAATCGTCACATGGTGATCATACGGTGAAGCCGCGTCATGCGTGGATCACGACGCGGCTTCCCCTGAGGGAGTGAACACCTGATCGGGGGTTCAGGGCTCTAACTCCAGCTCAATTCTATCGATGATCATCAGTCGCCGAGCGCTCGGTTACGCTTCCGTTACTGATCAACTGGGATCATCGCGCGAGCACCGCGCGCTCTAGCTCTGTTAAGTCCCAGGTCGCGACAACCTCCCAGAGATCACCGTCGATCCGGCGCAGCAAGGCTGGATCTCGCGGGGGTACCGGTTCCCACTTCTCGACCTCCCACAGGATGTGAAACAGATGTAACCGGTTTCGTTTAGGCCGATGCTCAGGCGGGATGATCGGCATGATCGTTTGAGCTGACCACGTCTGCCGCTTAGGGTTCGGTGGATTTGGCACGGTAACTCGCACCGTATTTGCGTTGACACGTGCACCCCGGTTCTGGTCCCAGTCGGCTGACTTGATCGAAAAAACATAATCAGAGCCAGTCCACGACTCGCGCCGGACCCAGCAGTTTGTGCCAGCAGCACTGGCAATCGCGATCTTGGGTAGACCATCATCGAAGAAACCGCCAGCCTGAATCGACTTGGACAGCTCGATGATCGGTGTGCCACGAGACAAACGCTCATAGCCTTTCATGATCCGTTCGTCTTGCTTGGTGCGCTCGCTGGAGATTATTTGCATATATGCCTCAAGCCGTTCCTGCGCCAGCTCGGGCGGCATCGTAATCGTTGCCAGTTCCATGATCATCTCACCTCTCTGTCTCCTAGATTGATCACCGGTATTCCTACGGCATCAGCGCGCCGCATGCAGTCCCGGGTGCCCGGGCTCCTGCCCAACGGAAACGCCAGGCAGGCATAGATCTTATTGATCTTGTGGGTGTCGACCATCTCCTGATTGCGGATACGTCCGGCCCGCTTGCCGTACCGCTTCCAGTCAGCAGGATATAGATCTCGCTTGAAACCAACCGCCCACGCGACTTGATCAGCGAAGTAGTCGGCGCCCCACTTCTCGTGAGTGATCTTGTCCTCGCTGACCTGCCCGCCTTGCATGATCGTCACCTCGTGCGGTCCGCTGATCTGGTACGCCCAGTGCTCATTGAGGTAGCCGAAGATCCCGTCAAAGATCGCCTTCCGGTCGCGCCAGTCCCGACTGCCGGTGATCAGGATGCGCAACCAGCCGACACTAAGCTGGACGGCATCGCGGATATCTTGATCAGCCATTACAGATTCAGCCTCTCGTAGGCGAGCTGCAACGCAGTGAACACATCCTTGTCCCCGCCTTGATCAGGATGAAGCACCTTCACCAAGGCTCGGTAAGCCGGGCGCCGCAAGTGCTCGGGAACAGCAGCGAACATCGCTTCCGCCCACTCTTGATCACGCGCTGAGCTGACATCAACAGGTACGCGTTGATCAATTAAGGTGACCTGCCCGTATTCGTTGCAGATGTCGAGCGCATCGTTGACGTAGGGCTCTTTGACCAGCCAGACCCGCTCCTCGCGATCCCAGCGACGGAACCCCGCCGGGATGTATTCCTTAAGATCATCAACAAACCCAGGATCATAGGGTGATCGGATCGCAGCGAAATCTACGAACCGCGCAACCGCGCACGCCCACTCAGCCACGCGGCCACCTGCCGATGGTCTTGGTCAACATCAAGAAGTCGAACTCTTCCTCACTAGGTCGACGATCACTGACCGTTACCCAGCGGCGCCGCTCAACGTCATACTCCTGTAACGCGATTCGCTTCTCGCGCAAACTGCCCTCGCGCTCAGGGATGTCCGGCAAGATCCAATTGCCGAGCGCCCGGCGGGTCCGCCAGTACGCCTGAAAAATCAACTCCCTGATCATGCGCCCTCGATAATCAACGCTCGCAACTGGTCATAGACACCTTGCGGGTAGGTGCCCCAGATATAGCCATCGCGAGTCAGCTCCATCACGAAGTGCGCCCAGTCCGGGTAGTGCTCGATAAATTCGAGCGTGTGAAAGACGTTCTCCCGCTGACCGATCAAGATCATCTGCTTGCCGAGAGCTATGGCATAGCCCCACTCCACGAACCGGCCACCCTTGCCAGGATCGCCATCTTCGGAGAAGAACAAGATCACATCAGCTTCCCGGATGTCCTCAAGATCGTGTTCGGCGACGATGGCGCACTCGTCTGGGCGACTGTTCAAGATCTCTGGCGTGAACGACTTGGAATGATCACCAGTAATCGCGGTGTGTAGATCAATCCAGCGGGACGTGACTTCATGGCCCAGCCCACAAAGCACGTCCCGCACGCCTTGCATCTCCGGATGCTTGCTGTAACGAGCTGCTAGATAGAACTTCATGCTTGCACCGCCTGCTCGATCAGCGTGCGGCGCTCCGCGAATTTGATCTTCTTTGTAGTCATTGAAACAGCAATCACATCGCTGCCGAGCAAAGCCGACGCGATCGTAGAGAACAAGTGCAGCGGGCAAGCGAACTCAAGACTCATGTCATCGCGCTGGACTTGATACGGGGCAGGATGGCCGCAGGTCCGGCAAGCTCTGTCCAGCACGTAGGCGGTACCCGGGCTGGGGATCTGTTCAGCCCGGGCGCCGCGTTCCTCTGGGCGATCACCCAACACCATGTCAACTTGCTTCGGTTGCCGCAGCTTGTGCAGCATCGGCCTGACCTTGCCGTCCTCACCTGCACACCAGTGATCAACTGGCTCTTTGCAAGCCGGGCACGGCTCGGTCAAAGCCGCTTCCTCTTCCTCGGTGGGATGTGGAAAGCTCATCGATCTTCCTCCAGTTCCTTCATCTCTTTCCATTGCTTGTGATCTTGCTTAGCTCGTTTCATGTCGAGTTGTCTGGCTTCCAGCTCGTACCGCTGCCGCCGCTCGATCTGATTGACGATGCCACACCACAGCAGGATGCCGACGAAAACGATCAAGCAAGAGAACGCGAACAGCCAGACCATCACCGGTCGCCGTCTTTCTTCACTTCGTTGATCATTGTCTCGATGTCGGTTTCGATCTGGTCCAATTTCTTGATCAGCATCTGCGCGATGCCCACCGCCACGTTCACCCCGGCCAGCACCGCCAACAGCACAGTCCACCAGCTCGGCGGCAAGTTGTGGTTGATTTTGTAAACCAACGTGCCCAGCAGTAACACAAGCGGGCTCAGCCAGATAATCCAGCGGATCATGTTCCTTGTCCTTCCGTCCCGGTGAGTATATCAACAGGTTCTAGCGGCGCCAACCTCCACTTTGTTGATCTTGCTGACCGCTCGGGTTCCACTGGCTCTCCCCGTAGTACATTCCGGATTCCCCTGTTATGCCGTCGTGCGGTCCGCCCTCGCCGGGATGATCACGCTCGTATGCGTCGATCGCTTCTTGCCCGTGATAGGTCTTGCCGTCCGCCTCGCTGTAATAGCTATTACCGCCGAAGATATCGGACTCGAAGGAGGCTCCGCCCGGGCCAACCGGATACCCATCGGTATTGAACGCCGGTTGACCGCCGCGTCCGCCGCGTTGACCGCGTTTAGTTAGCCCGCCACGCGCTTTAGTCGGGAGCTGGCTGGCTCCGTCCCCACCGCGTGAGGCACCGTCTCGCGCTCCACTGCCGCCGCGCGGCATCTTGGGGGTAGGGAATTTTGATCTAGGCATACTCGTTCGCTCTCCTCATCCTGATGCCCCGGCTCGTGATCGCGTCCTCTTCCATCACCTTGTAACGCATCTGATCAACGCCGTCGTCGTTGATCTTGAGTGGCTGATCCCGTTTCTCGTCAGACCAGATGTAGGAGTTGATCTCTGAGATCGTGTCGATCGGCTTACCGGCATCCTGCGCAGCTTGATCAAGTTCCACCAGTGCACCATGCATGATCGCGATGTCGTGCAGCTTCAACCGGTTGTCAACGGCATCGATCCCGGCCTTGACCGCCTTCTTGGCCTTGACCAGCACCGTCTGCCGGACATCAAAACCCCACTCAGCACTCATGATCTCCGCGAACTCCTGACAGGCCGCCTCATCATGATCACAAATGATCTTCTCAGGTCTGGGCTGCCCCGCCCTGGTCGTGATATCCAAGATCTGCTCGGCATGTTGGCGTACGGTCCGGCCCGTCATGTGAATCTCTTGAAACATCACGAGCCGACCGTCCGGCTCCCGCACCCAATTGCCCCAGGCGAACGGGTGCACCTTGCCCCAGTCGATCGCCCAGTCACGCGGCCACTCGTGCGGCACGTTGTAAGGCTTGATCACGTGCACCGCGCTGTCGAACCGGGTATAGATCAAACCCTCGGCAGGCGCCCACAGCCCCAGCCCGTTACGAAGCCAGCGCACCCCGGTCAGATTCTTCAACGTCGCGAGCACCGCTCGGCCCTGCTCGGTGATCACGTAATGGCCGTCGACCCTGTCGAAAAGATCAGGATTGTCCTCATGTCGAGCATCGAGCTTGACCGTCAAACCGGTCTGGCACCGCAGCCAAAGCCAGTGCGTCGGCCACTGCGGCAACGTGTGCGCCAACAGTTGCGTATAGCCCATCTCGGTCCCGGCCAAGGACATGCTAAGTGATTCCCAATCCTCCAGTTCAAGATCAGTTGCGCCCAGCACGATGATCATGTCGAAGGATGAGCTTGCGAATTTCTTCGGGTCATCGATCCCGGCCAGCACAATGCCCGAACCGTTGGAAAACCGGTATTGCTGCGGGATTCGGGTGTTGCCGTTGAAGAATTGCACGTTACGGCTAGCGATCAACTCCGGCAACACTCGGCGTTCCAAGACCGGCGTAGTACCCAGCGCATGCGTCTTCTCGACCTTGCGGATGATCATCCCCTGCATACCGGGATGCTTCCGGCACTCGGTTGCCAGCTTCTCCATGCACGCGCGCGGGGAGCCGGTGTGCTCCGGGCCATTGATCAAGATCTCGCGATCCTGCATGTCAAGGATCTTGCTGTGCGCGCCACGAGCTTGGTAGTAATGATCAGTCATCGACCTGTTCCACCGTCCACTCCACCGGCCTAGGGTCTGGCCCCGGGTTCGGCATCCTGGTAAGAAGCTGCCCGGCCTCTTCCCAGGCCTGCCGCTCAATGCGCAACAGTGCATCACTGAGTTTGATCATCAACGGTGTCGGATCGCCCTCGCCATTCCACTCGGTGCAGATCTCAAAGAACGCCTCGGTCAGAACTGTGTGCCGCTCTTGAGCCTTGGCAACCCTGGCTCCCTTGACCGACAGCCAGTACTTGTCGAGCTTGACCGCATGCTTTTGTCTGAGCGCCAGCACTTCGGTCTTGTGCCGGGACAGGAAATTGTCGATCACCTCCACACGATGGCCGGTCTCCTCCCCGATGATCTTGTGGTTAGTCCCGGCAGCCGCCATCTGGATGATCTTGTCGGCCTCGTCGCCTTTGATCCAGCTCCCCTTGCTCATGCCGCCCGCCTAAACGGGTTGGCACGCTTGAGCCGGGCAACACGCTCCCAGTTGGCGTTAGCCTCTTCTTGATCTTTCTCATCGATCCCCGGCGGCAGCTCATCGCCGGGGTCCCAGTTCGCCAGCTCGTCATCGGGGTCAAAGAACTCCGGACCGGAATTGCAGACTCGCAGCACGATCGGGCCAGACTCGTTGGTATAGAACACGCCCCGGATATGGCGATGCAGCTTGTCGGCCCGAGCCCCTCGGCGTCGCGCCTCGTCGCCCAAGATCATGTCAACTGCCTTCGCCGAGCTGACCCGTCCGCCCATCCGGAAAGTGAAACCGTTACGGATCGGGCCGATCTCCTCAATGCTCGGGTGCTGAGTGCAGCCGATCACTGTGATGCCGCAGGCCGCGCCCTGGTTGAGCAGAGTCAAGATCGCGTTGTTGATCCGGTTCTTGATCGGCCCCGGTGTGGTGTCCCGGACGAGCTGCGCCAGCTCATCGATGATCACGATAATGTGCGGGTCGCTGGGGGTGGCGCGATGGTGCACGTCATGGAAGCGGATTCGATCAGCGCGCCGCCGCATCAACCGAACAAGATCTTCCAGCGGCTTGATGAAGGTTTCCTCGTACAGCATCGGGTGTGACTTGCCGTTGCCGTCGTTGACCAACTCGCCGACGTTCTCACCCCAGAAGAAATCTTCCTTCTTGACGAACCCGAGATTGACGGCGGTCGCCATCTCCATCCCGTTTTTCGGGTCGAACAAGACGATCTTGACCGCGCCAGAGTCGATGGCTTCCTTGAGATCATCCATGATCTGCCACTCGACCGTGGACTTACCGTGCCTGGTCAAGGCAGCAACGAAGATGTGCTCATCGATGATCGGAATCCGGGCGATGGCCCCAGCTTTTCCGGAGCCATCGAGAGCCTGCCAGCGACCGATCCGAACCCCGCGCTCCAGCCAGTCTTCCCAGTCTTCAAGATCATTCGGTGGGCGCCGGGGGCCGAACGGCTGCACGATCTCGGTGAAGGTCGGCACCGCCTCGGTCATCAGATGCATGCCGTACATCAACAAGATCGCGATCGTGGTCGTGATCCCGGGGATGCCCAGCAAGCCGAGCCTGGTCGCGATCTCCGCCGCTGCTTCGTTGCCGATCAGATAGCCGAGCTTGTGATCACAGTAGGCAAAGCCAGCAGTCAAACCGATGGAGGCGATCTCCGGCGGCAGGGTACGCCACAAAAACTGTCTGATCTTGTTCTTGATGTACCACTTGCCGGAGACTTCGCCGGTCTGCCACTCGGCCAGGCTGCCTTCGAGCGTCGGCCCGCTGCGGGTCATGGCAATCTCGTGATCTTGATCTCGGTTATGCTGGGCAGCACCCGCTCGATACCCCGGATACGCATGAAGTCAGCCCAGGCATGATGCACATCGGGAGCCTTGATCGTCCAGTTCGTGTGGACTTCCCGCACGTTGATCGTGAACAGCCAGGTAGTCATCCCAGCTCCTGGCGCATTGTGTGATCGAACCGGCTGAAGCCGTAGTAATCAAGCTCGGCCTGCCAGATCGCGGTGCAGAGATCACAGCGCAGCGCCTCGCTCAAGCTGAGCCGCTCTTCCGGCATCGGCATGCCGCAGTCGGTGCAGCATGCCAAAGACACGAGCTGATCTTGAAGCCTTGGGTTCGGTCTGGCCGGTTTCAGTGATGATCGCTCGTGTCTTTGGACGTGCAAAGCTATCATGCCCAGCGCTCCGAACAATGCCCAGAACGTGATCATGAACACCACACAGAACAGCAATAGGAACTCGATCACGGCGGATCAGGTCCGTTGTCAGTGGCCGGTCCTTGATCGGTCAGCACCATCACCGTCCGACCTTGGAATGCCACCTGCACCTTGCGTTCTTGATCAATCAGGATGCCGATGACCTCTTCGGGTGAGATGGTGCTAGGGCTTGGCACCTTCACTCCGAACTCACCATCGGCATAGGTGATCAGTTGAGCTGGCAGCACCGTGCCGTTGGCATACAGCAGTTGGCAATGGATCTCGCGTCGTCTCATGTGCCGTCGTCCTTTGCTTCCTCTTCCAACGTGGCTAGCTCGTGCGGTTCGTCGCCGTGGATCGCCATTCGTAAAACGTCCTCGCACCAATCCACATCCGGCACGTAAGTGATCTCGTTCAGACCTTGGATCTGCGCCGCCGACTCGAAGACGAAATGGCCGTAATTGAGCCAGCGGCCCAGCAGCGGAGTCTTCGCGGTGATGTCCAAGATCCGCCCGATCGGGATGCTGGCCCGGGTCTTGCCCATCACGCCGTTGATCCGGAAGATCCGCTGATTGGTGATCACGAAACGATCTCGGAACTCCCCGATGATGTGCCAGGTGCCTTGAATGATCACGCTGAGGCAGAGCGGCATGAAGAACACCCAGTAGAAATCGATCGGCCCGAGTTGCAAGTCGGCGCCGGTGGCCCAGAACCAAAGAATCGACGCGGCACATACCTTGATTACTGACCAGATGGATGCCATCCAGTGCTTCTTGATCTCCAAGATCTTGTGCTCACCGGCGCGGATGCTCAGGTTGGCATCGGTCTTGGGCTCCAGCCACTCCACCCACCGATACAGCCGCACCGGATGGAAGCGCCGCAACAGCCGCCCGAATTGATCTTTCTCACGCGGCGGGATGTAGCAGAACCGGCGCAGCAAAGCAACAAACCTGGTGTCGTAACACCAGGCCAAGATCAACCGCACTCGCTCGCGCATTACCAGGGGTCCAGGTCTTCGTTCCACCAGGTCTCGGTCCAGCCTCCGCCGCCCGATTTCCCTTGCAGCTTTGACTTTTCGAGCTGAAGATCAGCGATCTGTTGATCGAGAGCGAGGGTCTTTTTCTTCTGTCGCAGGCGTTTCGCGGTGTCCTCGCCGTTGCTGTCTTTCTTATTGCCGCCGCCAAACAATCCCATGATCACCTCGATCCGTTCGGGTTGTGGAAGCTGTGCGATTGCGGCCCGACCTTGCCCCAGAGCGAGGACTTCTTGATCTTTTTCTTGGCCGCTTTGCCGCCAGTTTGGATCGGATGCCGGGCCTGATTGATCTTTTTCTTGGCGCCTCTGGTATCTCGGCCTAAGACCTCTTGGCGTTGCTGGGCGTGCTTGAACTCCGCAGGGGTGCCGCCTCTAGAGCCCGGGCCGCGTCGGGCCTGCTTGGCCTGTTTGGCATCGACGTACGGGTCTTGATCATCCAGATCGCTCCAGGAATCGCGGGCATCATCTTGATCTTGGCGGCGCTGATCTTGCCAATCGTCGTAGTCATCGACGCTGCGCTCATCCCAGATTGATCTTGTTTCGTTCTGGTATTCGTCGGTCGACTGCTGATTGCGGCTAGCGGCAACATCGCCCCAGGTGCTCATAGTGAGATCCGCCCCGGGCCGGAGTTGGCAGGCACGCCCCAGCTATCGTCTTGATCTTGGTCTAGTTCGTCGTCGTCTTCGTCTAGGTCTTCGTCCTCGAACCACTCCGGATGATCTTGTTTCAAGCCGTCAACAATGATCGGCCAAGGCAAGCCAGCGCCACTTGCATCCACAGTCCACGTCCCAATTGGCGATAAAAGTTCCTGCTAATCAGGGCTAATTAACCACAGAATCTATCGATGATCAAGGGATAAAGCGTGGATCTTCCTCTGGGATCTGGTCGAGCGGGGGCCGGTCGGAGCACCGGCAAGGCGCGGCGGGGTCGGCAATATAGCGCTGACTAGGTGGTCTGTTGTCCGCTGGCTCGGCGGGTCGGCAGCCCGGAGTGACGATCACGAACACGATGGCGAAAGCGATCAAGGCGACGGTGTAGAGCACCGCCAGCCAGAACCGACCCGCCGGTGAGATGTTGGCGGCGCGACGCGGCAGTGATCTTGTCCCCCCGAACAACCAATGCCGACTCACCGCTTGCGTCTGGTCTTGGTCTTGCCCATCGAAGGGTAGCGACGATGCACAGCGGCACGGACTCGTTTCTTCTCAGAGGCCGAGCCGTGCTGAGCGACACGGGCCAGCGCGTTGCGGGCATGGGCGCGATCATGAATCGGATAGCGACGACCGGGGAGGGCGAAGGATGATTTCTTCAGACGTTTCCGGCCTCGCGCGGTGAGCTTAGCCATGCTCTGATTGTAAAGCTCACGGTTCACGGCTCACTACCGAGACGATGTGGTTCTTGAACGGGGAATCGTCATGCTCACGCCCGAATTGGATGCAATCTTCTGCCGAGCCGGTGACCTGCCAGCGACCGCAGGAGCAACCCAGCGTGAAGATGCCGGAATCCCCGGGCTGTGGATAGCGCAGTGGATGGTACGGCTTAGTGTGCACGCTGGCCCCGATCCGCAAGCTCATGATCACCGTGTCGCCGACTGAAATCTTCCACTGTCGCAACATCCGGCATGATCAACGCGGCTCAGATTCGGGCTTGGTGCGTCCTTCGCCCGCCTCCCCGACCAGGCGAATCCGCACCAGGTTGCCGCGTGCGTTGTCTTGCCGCCGGGCATAGTACTCGCTGGCCGGGAGCTTGATCGTGCTGAGCCGATCGAGGGTTCCATAGTCGGTATCGGCTGGCGTCTCGACCTCGAAGCGAGCCGAGAGCAGGCTGGCCTCAACCTCCTGGCCGTTCTCGAATACCAGCGTCACGTTGCTGATCATCTCTTTTCCTCTCAGCCCAGCCGAGCGTCTTGAGAGCGCGGCGGTGTGCTTCGGTCCTGCTTCACCTGACCGTCCGAGCGGACCTCCCAGGTGCGCTTCTTGCCATCCGATCCGGTCGTGGAGAAGACCGTGCCGACCGGGAACTCAGGCGCGGCAGGTAACTGGACAGCTTCGGGAGGTTGTTCGCTCATGATCGTTTCTTCCTTCGTTTGCGGACTCTGCGAGGCAGCTTAGCGTTCTTAGGGGTATGCCGCGCCCAGCTCCTGGCCCAGGGTTTCTTGTTGGCGAAGGCCCAGCGCTGTTGGGCTCGGCTACGGAACGGCATCAGCGCGAGATCTCCACAGCCAGAGTGAGCGCGCCCTTGGCCACCAGCAGCACATCATTGGCCCGCACCTGATCATGCTCGATAGCGGTCTCGGCCAGCAGCACCCCGGTATTGTCCTCCAGCAGTCGGCAGCGCACTTGTTGATCAGAAGTACTGATCACTCTCAGCTCTTCGGCATTGGTAAAGCCACCGGGCAGCGGCGCGAACGGTACATGTCGCTGCAGGTCGATCTCATCCCCGCCTTGCAGGAACATCAGTGTGAACCGGGCCCGGCCCTGCAGGAATCTCATACGCTACTCGATCTCTGGGTACTTCGCTTTGATCACGTCCATGGTCTGGGTCATCTCATCGGCGGCGTGGATGATCGCATACTGCAGGTCGGTGATGATCCCCAGCAGCCGCCGGGTCTCGCACGGGTAGCTCTGCCAACAGCGGCGGCATTGCTCGGGTTCGTGGACCTCGCGGCCCGCTGAGTCGTGGGTGCGCGGGGTGTTGGGCAGGTGGGTGACTTCCAGCCGCCCGATCAGCTCGGCCTGGTCATCCATGATCAGATACCGGCCCGGCGCAACCGCCGCTCTTCACTGACCGCACAGTTCAGGCAGTACGGCTTGCGATCATCCCAGGTCGAACCGAGCCATCGGACGGCAGCGCCGTTCTCCAGCCGCAACCCGCAGCCCTCACACTCCAGCATCAATCCCTCGACTCCAGCTCGGCTAACCTGCACTCTCGAAGCGGTCCTGCACATCGATCCCCGAGGAAGGATCTGCCGGGTTGTCCTCGCGCTTCATCATGCCCAGGATCTCCCGGGCCTTGGGTACGTGCGGCTCGCCCTCGACCAGCCCGGCGTTGCCGCCGTACTCGGTAGCGGGCGCGGTACGGATGTCGTCGGCCATGATCAGCAGTTTACGCCGGAGTGTGGGCGCAGTTGCCGCAAAGGGAAGCCATCCCACACTCCGCTATCCGGCACTCGACACCGCGTGTCTGCAGCTCCACGATGTGATCCGGACCCCGGGTACCGTCCATGACGGGTTGTGCGGGTTACAGCCTATCCTGCGCTTGGCGTCGCGGGACCACATCCGAAAGCGGGACCGGGAAAGATCCCGCGACCGCGCGCAGAGTACCCGTCCACGCGCCCGCCAAACAGACCAGCTCCTGACCGGGAAGTGTGGATGTCCGTCCATGATCAGGAGCTGGCATGTTGGGCCAGCGAGCTGACCCGCTCCCCGGCCAGTGCCCTCCCCCGTGGGCTCACGCAGGCCCCGTCCTGCGCGCAAGCGAGCGCCCGGCATTAGATCAACTAGGAACCCACCCCGAGCGCTCACGTCTTTGTGAGCGAGAACGCGGTGAACAACTCGGGGTCGCTGTTGGCAGCGGGTGAGCGTCCTCACCGCGTCCTCTTTGGCCAAGCTAGCCCAGACCAGGACAGCCCGCAACCCGGCTCACCATCTGGCGCCGACCAAGATCAACAAGGGTGAGCTATCCACAGGCCGACCATGCCACGCACAGCTCTCTCGCGCGCGCGCGCGCACGTCCGCACGTCCGCACGTGTGCGCATTAGAACTTGATCAGAAAATGCTTTGGCTACCTAGTAAAACCATTGCATACCAATTGCAGTCACGATTGCTCTACTTTGCTTACCTATTGTTACTCGCCGACCTCACTAAAGAATTTTTCCACTTTGATTTTTCGTAAGCGCTTTTGGTTAAAAGGTCCTCAAATAACAAAGTTGAACAAAAAATAGCAAAGAAGTACAATGCAGAGCAAAACCCACAAGAGAGGTTACCAACATGGCTCGATTGCACACTCCACAGGCTCGTTTCGCTATGGTCGGAATGCCTGTCCGACAGCAGAACTTACTCTTTGCCAGCTACCCAGACCATGTGATCGTAAGTACCGCTCACAACCCAGACGGCACTATCAAGATCACTACCAACCAAGGGGAGTGGGACTTCCGACCAGACGAGATCGTGACCTTCCCGCGCCGCCCGGAGGGCCAGACCTATGACTGGCGAGGCCATACCCCGACCGCGCTCGACCTGGCTATCGGTGATGTGCTCGACCCCAAAGGCGGAGCTAAAGAGATCACTAAGCCCAGCTATACCGATGAAGATCGGAAAAACGCTCCTCAGTACGTGACCGCGATCAACCGCAGCCCAGGCAGGCCAGACCTAGTCAGTATCAACTTGAACAGTGCACTCACCGGCCCTTCCAAGATCAACGTGTGGGTCGGTGAGCCGATTGCCTTCCCGCGTCTTCCCAACACTGTGAAGCGCACCGGCAGTCGCAATCCTTTTGTCCCTGTCCAGCTCACCGGCTACGGTCCGTATCTCTACATCGAGCCCAACGGCGACGAGTACCTGTATTTCCTCATCACCCACCCCACCGGCGGAGGTCGCTGGCCCCTCTGGGTTGAGCAACCGATCGAGATTGGTACCGGCGTTTATCTGTCCCGCCCGCCGAGCAACCGCCGTGATTGGTCTAGTTACCGCTTCTGCGGTGAGCGTTGGGACCGACATCCTCGGGACCCCAAATGGAGCCAATACCCGACTCTTACGATCGAACCTGAACGGCTCAGCGCCGCGCGTCAGGCGTATGCCTATTACCGCGAGAGCACCGCTTCCATCGCCTCACCTTTGGTTGATCACTAGACGCTCCCAGCGCGCAGCCCTAGACAGCACCGCTATCCTGGCATCTGAGAGGACAAGATCACGGAAACGAGACGAGGGACGTATGACGACCATGACCCGCCAGGAGCTACATTCGGGGGATCAGTACGTCTATTTCGATGGCACCCTCTTAGGCAGAGCCAGCTCCGAGTACACCTCCGGCGGTTTCCACAAGCCGCGCTGGACCGAGATCAGCATCTACCGCACCACAGATGACCGCTACGTGATCACCAAGATCGGCAAGTCCCGCATCGTCCATGCCTCTCAGAGCTGTAGAGCCCTTAAAAACAACGAAGACCGGCTCCGCAAGGTTGATCTTGACGAAGGCGATTATGAGTTCTGCGACCCCAACTACACCGACGCCCAGCAGTGCTGGACCGATGACAGCTTGAACCGCGCCAGCTACGGCTACCTGGAGAATGACCATGCCACGCTGAATTTCGCGGACAACCCGCAAGGCGCGGTCTCGGCGTGCTACAGTCGCGACCCGTTGGGGGTGTTCAGCATCTCCTGGCTGGCCAGGAAGGCACTCGACCAGGCTTTCGAGAACGACGAAGATCTGGCGGATGCCTACCAGAATTTTGATATCAGCCTGCTGGGGCGCCGCACAACTCGTTGACTCCCCGGCCAGGCACGCGTAATCTACCTGTAGACAAAGACGAAGACGAAGGACAACGGAAGGAAGGACAACCATGCCGCATGACCCCGAGCTGGAGCGCTTCGAGCAGTTTCTAGTTGATCTTGCAACTCCTTACGCCAACTGGCGAGTTGCTCAGGTAGGACTCATTCAGTTGGCCCATGAGACCCCACCCGCCAGCGTCCGGCGCTGGACCGGCGCGATCGACCGCTACAACGCCACTCTCTACGCGCTTCGAGAGTTGATCACCTCCTACCAGACCGAGCCGGAGCGTGTTGAGGAAGCCCGTATCGCTGAACTCAACCGGTTGCAGCGACTTGTCATAGACGATGCAGCGCAAGAGTCATGACCCACGACCCGGTTGACGCGATCAAGGTCGAACCGCCCAGCGAGGCCGAACTGATCCTCAGTCACATCTCTGAGATGATCGTCAACGGTATCGAGGAGCTGAATCAATCCACCACGCGCAGTGCACAATCGAGCTGGAATGTCGAGCTGCACAGTCAGCGCGCGCAAGCGTGGGCACAGCTCGCCAACGCTCAGGCCAGCTACGCCATCGCGCTGCAGCTCCGCAGGCTGACCGATCTGCTGGAGGAAGGCCTGCCGGAGATCTCCAAACGCTTGGACGAGATCAGCAACTCGATTGATCTGGTACCAGGAGCTATGCCAGGCAGTTGATCAAGAAACGGGGGAAACAGCATGTGGACAGTGACGTTCTGGAGAGATGGCGACGTGCTTGCCGAGATCGACATCCCGCAAGATCAGGCCAAGACCAGGATTCACGCCATCGCACGCGCGGATTACGAACTGCCCGGCGCTTTGGAACGCGCCGACGATGTGGACGCACTGCAGATTCCTGATCTTGTGGAGGAGGGTAGCGCTTGATCAACACCGGCCACACCATCTGACCGGGGCTCCGGCGGTGCAGAACGCCGGAGTCCCTTAATTTTAAGGGAAAGAGAAGGAAAATATGGTGACAACACCGATGATCAGCGGCATCAAACAGCGCAGCTCGATCGAGATAATCCTTGCCTGTAAGGAAATGGGCTGCCCGTGGGACCCGTACCCGGCGACCGTACAGGACACCGACTACCGAGGTTATTGGCACTGGTACCGCAAGATCAGGTGTCTGAACTGCGGCTCGCTCAAGATCGAGAAGTACCGCGTGGGCGATACCCGGTTCGAGAACCGAATCAGCACCAGATATCTGCGCCCGGCGGGCTGGTACGCCAAAGAACTGCGGCTCTACTGGAGCCGGGCGCGGCAGGCCCGGGCTGACCGGGGTCTGCTGGGCAGTGTGGAGATTCCCGAGGAAGCCGAAGAGATCAACGCCAACGGACGAGTGATCAACCTCCGGACCGGAACCTGATCATGCCGGATGAGAGCCCGACTCTCGACCAGACGGTGGCGCTGTCACGGGTTGGCAAGGCCTATGACAGCTTCGCCCGCAAGATCAGACAAGCACTGCAGGTCGGAGTCAGACCGGAATCGATCATCGACTTCCTGGACAGCCCGGAGGTCCAGATCACCAACCGCGTGATGCGCAAGGTGATCGAGCGCGAGGTGATCATCGAAGGTGAGGAAGCCGACACACTAGACGATGGCACCAAGCTGGTCATTGCCGATGACGAGGCCGACACAGAGGTTTTCGATGTCATAGACGAGGCCAACGAAGACACAGTGATCAGGAAACCCGATGAGTAACGACGCAGTGATTCAGCGCATGATCGACCGGCACGAGTTCCTTCGATTCGAGCACCGCTTCGGCCAGGTCCGGGTGCGCTGCTACTGCGGTAACGGAACCCGGCTCTACATCAGCGAGGGCACCGCGACCACCGAGCACCGGCGGCACCAGGACAAGGAACTCGCGCCGGACAAAGCCAAGAAGGCCCAGGGAGGCATGGGAAGTTGATTATCAAGGACGATCAGGGAGAGATCTTGCTGGACAGCAGGGTGACCAACCTGCTGATTGATCAGAACGGCAACCATTGGAAGCTCTCCGACGAGATCGATGGACTGGCCCTGGAAATGATCAACGATCCAAGCTGGACCAATATCGCTGTTGTGGCGCTGGGGCCGAACGTGGTTAAGCTCAAGCCCGAGCAGGTGAGACGCAGAAACGGGACCTAACATGTTGATCATCCTCGAAGGCGTGGACGGAGTCGGTAAGAGCTGGCTGGCTGATCAGCTCGCGATCAAGCACGGCATACATACCCGGATGCACCACTCCGGCCCGCTGCGCGAGGACCCGATGATCGCCTACGAGTGGTTCCTGCGGGACTATGACCGGGATGATCTCAAGACGCTCTGGATCTTGGATCAGTGGCATGTCAGTGAAATGATCTATGGCCCGCTGTACCGCCGTGCTTCGCTGCTGACCGAACCGGCGGTAAAGCACATTGAGATGTTCCTGAGCGCTCTCGGTGCTCTCAAGATCATCGTCTCGGAACCACCGAGGACCATCGAAGATCGACTGATGGAGCGCGGCGAGCGCACCGTGCAATCCAACCATGTCGGGCTGGTCTGGGACTTTTTCAACGAGCACGCCAAGGCCTATGGCTGGCGTACCATCAGCTCGACCAAGCCCAACCCGCAGACGTTGATCAAGTGGGCCAAGGACGCGCAGATGAACGCATTCAAGATCGCGCACCTGCATTCCTATGTCGGCAGCTTGAACCCACAGTTCCTGGTGCTGTCCAGCAATCGATCATGGCCGCATGGCACACCGAGTTTCAATGCGGCGCTGACTCCGGTACGCAGTGTGCCCCGGAACATGGCGATCATGGAAGCGCTGCTGCCCTATGACGACTTCGGCATTCTGAGTCAGGACGGTGATCAGATCAAGGAAGTCTGGCCATTGCTCGGCAATCCACCGGTGATCGCTACCGATCCCGAAGCCAAGGCCGCGTGTGTGATAGCCAAGATCCCGGTGACCCCGATCCGTGCCGCGCTAGTGATCATGGCAGAAGCCAGTGCCTAATCCGATCACTGAAACTCTCTCGCTGACAGACAGCTATGTCAGCGGTACGACCGGTCGGCGTACGGCACCATCGGCTTACGCGATCGTCTGGCGTTGGCACGATGAACATCATCCGAGTGCGTTCTGGCTCTGCACCGAGCAACCATGCCATGCGGTCAACTACGCCATCCGGAGACGCTGATGCTGCAGCCACGACAAGCGCCACGACGTAAGCGAGGCCGGGCCAGCGCTGAGTACTGCTGGGAATGCTCGACCTGCGGCGCCGAGAGTTTTGCGGCCAAGGACTCCAATACAGCTCGTGAGCATGCCGAGCGATTTGATCATGACGTGACTCTATTCATCACGCGGGCTTATACCTACAGGGGCCGCAATGCCTGAGTTCGGCGCGGTCTTCAACCAAGTTGATCTTTCCTTGGTGCGCACCATGAACGACGCGCAGTGCTTCCTGGAGTGGCTCGGCCAGCGCCGCGAGGTGCTAGGGCTCGATACCGAGTCCGGCGGTCTTGATCACGTTCGGCATCGGTTGCGGATGTATCAGTTCGGTGATCTTCACAAGGGCTGGGCTATTCCCTGGCATCGCTGGTCAGGTTTGATCATCGAAGCGCTGCGCCGCTATGACGGGCCGATCGTGCTGCACAACACCCCGCACGACGCGCTGTTCACACTCAAGAACGCACCCGAGCTGGGACCCTGGCCTTGGGACCGGACCAATGACACGCTGACCATGGCGCACTTGGTGGACCCGCTGCGCTCTAAGCACCTGAAGACCTTCGGTGCCTTGCACATCGATCCCAGCGCCGGAGTCGCTGAGAAGGATCTCAAAGCCCAGATGGCAGCCAACCGCTGGGACTGGGACACGGTCCCGTGGGATTTCAAGCCGTATTGGGTCTATGCCGCGATGGACCCGGTGATCACCGCGCACATTTTCGACAAGTTCAAGAGCCAAACGATCAACGGCAGCCCGCGCGAGGCTTACGGGCTAGAGATGGGCACGCTGCGAGTGATCACCAACATGATGCGCAAAGGCGCGTTAGTTGATCTTCTCTACTGCGAGCGGAAGAGTGATGAGCTTGGCCTTTACGCCCAGCAGATGCAGGACTACATCTCCGCCGCTTACGGGGTGAAGACCGTCTACTCGGGGCCGCAGATCACCCAGGCGTTCGACAACCTTGGGCTGATCATGCCGCAGGTGTTCACCAACGGCGGGCAGCAGTCGACCGAGAAGGAAGTGCTGGAACAGATTGATCATGATCTGGCTCGGTACATCCTTGCTATCCGCAAGATCAAAAAGCAGCTCGGCCCGTACTTCTCCAACTTCTTGACCATGGCCGATGATCAAGACCGGGTGCATCCGACGATCTGGTCGATGGGTACCCGGACCGGTCGGCAGGCAGTGGAGAAGCCAGCGCTGCAGCAACTGCCGAAGAAAGACCCGACCGTGCGGCACGCGTTCGTTCCGAGGCCGGGCTATGTGCTGGTTACCATCGATGCCGATCAGATCGAAGCTCGGCTGTGCGCGCACTTCAGCAGAGATCCCGGCATGATCGAGGCTTTCAGCGGCACTGACGATTTCTTTGTGGCGCTGGCCCGGCAGATCTTCCAAGATGATCAACTGCAGAAGGACGACCGGCGCCGCGACTTGACCAAGAACACGGTGTACGGCGACATCTATGGAGCTGGCATTGCCAAGATGGCCAAGACCTCGAAGGTCTCTCTTGATCAGATGACTGTTTTCGCGGCGGCATTCAACGAGCGCTTCCCCGGCGTCAAGCGACTACAGCGGCAGCTAAACAACGATGGTCAGCAGCGCATCAAGGCCGAAGGCGAAGCGTATGTGATCACGCCGTACGGCAGGCGTTTGGTCGCCGATGATGATCATGAGTACGCGTTGCTGAACTACCTGATCCAAGGCCATGCCGCAGAGATCTTGAAACGCTGCCTGGTAGCGCTGGACGCGCACGGCTTCGGCGAGTACATGATCTTGCCGGTGCACGATGAAATCGTGATGGAAGTTCCCGAGGAGCTGGCCGAGGAGGTCATGCGAACCGCTGTCTCGATCATGAACGATTACGTAAGTTACGCGGTACCGATCACATGGTCCGGCGAGATCTGCCCGACGAGTTGGGGGTCCAAGTATGAGCGTGCCGCTTAAACCGCCACCTAAGCAGATGCCGGAATTCATCTTGGGGATCGATCCTGGCAAGCTAACCGGGATTGCTCTGCTGCATACTCCGGCACCGCTGACCAGCTACCAAGGCTGGGAACTTGATCTTGTTACAGGTGGCGCGTTGATCAAGGACATCTGCGAGCAGTGTGGCCCGCGTCTTCACGTGGCGTGTGAGCAGTTCACGATTGGCATGCGGACAATCAAGAACACCGCAACCGCTCATTTCTCGATCGAGATGATCGGTGTAGCGCGCTACTTCTGCCAGACCTACACCGGCTGGGATCTCAAGATGTATGAACAGAAAGCAGCGGGATTCTCTACCGATGATCGACTTCGAGCGATGGGCTGGTATCACCCGACTCCGAACGGGCATATGAACGATGCCGGACGACAGGCATTGAAACACCTAGTCGAGTGCGGTTTCCGGGACGAGAGGCTATGGCCTGACGAAGCTGCAATAAAGGTGTAGACTAGCCACTCTTGAGGACAGAAGGACACATGGACGGCAACTATCAGATCTCTATCGATGTAGACCCCTTTGAGCAAGATCGTTTGCGGATCTCGACTCCGTTTCCGGGCCGGGACAAAGAGTTGATCATGCAGGTACCGGGCTGTAAGTTCCACCGGAAAGATGATCAACAGTATTTCCAAGCGCCGCTGTCGTGGGCTTCCTGCATCGTCATTCAGGGCATCTTCGGACTCCGGCTCCAGCTCGGCGACGCACTGAACGCGTGGGCCTGGAATGAGTACCAGAACCGGGTCAAGCCAGCGCTGGAGTTGCGCAACGCGACCGAGGCCGAAGGTGATCAAGATCTTTACCCGTTCCAGCGCGCTGCCGTGCAATTCCTGGCTTTCACCAAGCAGTCGCTGCTGTGTGACGACATGGGCCTAGGTAAGACCGTGGAAACGATCCGAGGACTGCGGAAGCTGCACCTGCAAGGCGAGGCGGTCTTCCCGGCGCTGGTGATCGCGCCGTCCAGCATGGTGCTCACCTGGAAACACGAATTTGATCAATGGTGGCCGGGCCTGACGATCGTCGCGATCCCCGGTGGATCGGACATCAAAAAGCGTCGCGAGTTGATCATGACCCCGGCACACGCGCACATCGTGAGCTATGAGACAGCTCGCATGCATTCCCGGCTCGCGGCCTATGGCAAGACGCGGCTGAAGCGCTGCATCGTGTGTGACAAGTCGCTGCCAGCGGTGAACGAGAAAGGCCAGATGGCCAATAAGCAGTCGAGCTGCCATTGGTGCGCTAAAGAGCTGAACCGGTACTGGGCGACCATGATCGTTGACGAGGCACACCGGTTGAAAGATCCGACTGCGATACAGACCCGGGCTGTCTGGGCGCTCCGGGAAGGGTCCAAGAGTCTTAAGATCGATCCAACTCAATTTGCGTTCGCGCTCACGGGGACCCCGATCGCAGACACGCCTGATGATCTTTGGCCAGCGCTGCGCTTTCTCAGGCCTAATGAGTTCGCCAGCAAAGAAGCATTCACCGAGCGTTACTGCCAGTGGGGTTTCAACACTGATCGCGAGGGAGGCATTCACCCCAAGATCGTTGGGCTGCATCCGGACCCGTGGCGCCGCAAAGAGTTTTATTCGATCATCGATCCGTTGATGCGCCGGATGCCTAAGGAAGCGGTGCTGCCACAGCTCCCACCGAGGGTCTACACCACGCGGTATGTACCGATGCCAGCTAAGCAGAAGGCGGCGTACGACCGCATGGAAAAGGACATGATCGCCAAGCTAGATGGTGGCGTGGTGATCGCGATGAACCCACTGGAACAGCTCACCAGACTCGGTCAGTTCGCGAGTGCCTATGCCGAGCTGATCGACGGCGAGGAAGTCCGGCAGACCGAGCCGAGCTGCAAGCTGGATGCGCTGATGGAGATCTTGTCAGACATAGGTGATAAGCCCGTTGTCGTGTTCGCGGCTCACAAGCAGTTGATCATGCTAGCGGTCGCTCGGTTGGAAAAGGCCAAGATCAGCTACGGGTTGATCACCGGTGACCAGTCCGGCCTCGATCAAGATCTTGCGAAGACCAACTTCCAAGAGGGCCGAATCCGGGTGCTGTTGTGCACCTTCGGTTCCGGCTCGGAAGGCATCACACTGACCCGGGCTGACACCATGATCTTTCTAGAGCGGAGCTGGCGCGAGATCCACAACAGCCAGGCCGAAGATCGCATCCATCGGATCGGCTCTGAGATCCACCGGCAGGTCGAGTACATCGACATCATCGCCGAGGGCACGATCGAAGATCGGCAGCGAGCCGTGCTGGCACTCAAGGAAGAACAGCTAGAGGTGATCGTGAGGGATCGCAACACATTGGGTTTGATCTTGAAGGGACTACCGAACGAGAGGATAGCGGGATGAAAACTAGCCAAGCGCATGCCTGGGAAGCCCACATAATGCGCGTGTCCGGCCTGTTGTGGGCTGTCAAGATCGTTCGCCGTGATCTTGTTGCAGTCGACATGATCAACGTTGTCAAGATCCGCCGCACGTTCCGGCTTACTAAGACCGGTGCCCGGCTGGCAGCTCAGCGATTGATCGAGCGGCGTAACCGAGACTGTGGTACGCACGAGCCCATCACGCGAGTGGTGAACGTGCAATGATCAGCGTCTCTAACTCCGAGATTCAGACCTGGCTCGGCTGTCGCCGCCGCTGGTATCTGACCTATTACCGCGAGCTAGGGCTCAAACCTGAGCTGGAAAACCCAACCGGCGTGCGCAACCTTGGGGCTCGTATCCATGCCGCACTGCAGGCGTTTTACGAGCGCAGCGCCGATCCGATCGCAGCGATCGATGAGATCTATGAGGACGAGTTCACTATCTGCACCTTCAGGGGCAGAGACGACATGATCATCAAACTGCAGGAGGAACAAGATCTCGCGCATGCCATGCTGGAGGGCTATCTGCAATGGATCGCCGAGGAAGCTATCGATGCCGGATACGTGATCATTTCCAGTGAAGAGATCATTGAGGTGCCTTCAGGTATCCCCGGCGTCAATCTGCGCGGCGTAGTTGATCTTCAGCGGCAGCGGCTGGCAGACGGCGCGGTTGAGTTCGTGGATTTCAAGACCACCGCCAGCTTCGAGCAACTCCGCAAGACCTTAGGTATCGATCCGCAGTCCAAACACTATCACCTGATCTTGAAACTGCATCTTGATCAGCTCCGGCAGCAAGGTATCGATTCCGATGGCCGCTGGCGGATCGACGGTGCCACCTATCGTCTGCTGCGCCGGGTCAAGCGCACGGCCAGCGCGGTGCCACCGTTCTACGAAGAGTTGCCGGTCCGGCACAACGCGGAGATCATCCACAGTGCTTGGGTCGAGATACATGCGATCTTGGCCGAGATCGTCCGGGCTCGCGCTGCGCTTGATGCTGGGCAAGATCATCACTACTGGGCACCGAAGCACGTTACCCGCGAGTGCACCTACCTGTGCGACTTCTTGGATGCCTGTCCGCTGTTCGATGACGGCAGCAACGTCGAACTCTTCCTGAGCGAGTACTACCAACACCGCGACCCGCACGAGCGCTATCACCGTGATCAAGAGAAAGAGAAAGCAGAATGATGCAACCCGTTGGCGTAACGCATGACGAACTGGAATCGATCTTGACTGACATGCTGGAGCGGGTCAAGGCACGAGACAGTTTCGGTGGGTTTATCGAGTATGACGCACTGGCCGAAGTACCCGAGGGCAAAGATTTTTTAGCTCGGGCTTCCTGGCGGGTCGGCAACTCACAAGGGCAGGGAGGAATGCGCTTGGTGGGGGAGGTGGAATGAGATGGCTCTAAGATCGATGTCGTTTGTGATCCACGCTGATACCAAGGTCGGCAAGTCCACGCTGGCCAACACCGCGCCAGCTCCCCGGCTGTTGATCGATGCCGAGGCAGCCTATCGCTACCTGCCCGGCAAGAAGATCTTTTGGGACCCGCTGCAAGAGCCGATGCCGATCTTGGGGCAGGGCCGTACCGATCCCCAGGTCGGAACTCCAGTCTATAGCTGGGACTGGGAAACCTGCGTAGTGATCGTCCACACGTACTCACATATGAAGCAAGCCGCCGAGCTGCTGAGGTACTACGCGCATCCCTTCGTCTCGGTCAATATCGATTCGATTTCTGAGATCCAGACCCGGCTGAAAGATCAAATAACCAACTTCACTGGGCAGATGGATCGCGACAAGTGGGGCCAGCTACTTAATGACATGACGCTGCTGGTACGCGGGCTTCGTGATCTTACCGAGCATCCGAATACCCCGCTGCAGAGTCTGTGCCTCACCGCGATGACTGATCTTCGTGGTGGCAAGTGGCGACCCTTCCTAGAAGGCGCACTCAAGACCAGGATGCCGTACTGGCTAGACGTGCTCGGCTACATGTACGTAGCTGATCTTCCTAACCCTGACCCAACCCAGATGCCTCAGACGATGCGCGTGCTGGCAGTCGAACCTGGCCCGACCTACGAAGCGGGCAACCGTATCCAAGAGACCGAGTTTTCCCATAAGCTCCCGGCATTGATCGGGAATCCAACAATCCCGGACATGATCACTGCGGTGTTCGGTCCAGAAAGGCAGTTGAGTGCAGCATGACCAACACACAGATCCCGCAGATCCCGGGAATTCCGATTATGCAAAATCTGATCCCGGCTCCTGGAGGCGGAGGCATTCAGACCGAGCCCGAAACGATCAACTGGGCGCAATGGCTTCAAGAGTCGAACATCCAAGAGCAGGCGATACCGCAGGCCGACTATGACGCGCAGATCGTTGCCGCGTCCGAGGACAAGGCCAGCAACGGTAAGCCGATGTTCCGACTCACCTGGCAGATCATCGCTGGCCCGTACGCTGGCCGACGCTTGCAACGCACCATGACCATCAGCCACGACAGCTCAAAGGCTATGAAGGTGTTCTTCCGGCAGATGCGCGCGCTCGGGTTTGACGACAACTTCTGGCTGGCCAATCCATCGATGGCCTACGTTGCCGAGATGATGATCAACCGGACGGCCCGGATTCAGGTCAAGATCAGAGAGTTTCCGCCGAACAGCGGAGTTTTCGATAATGAGGTTGGCTTCATCCGCGAGGGTATCCAAACTCAGCCGGGCACGATGCCGACCATGATCAATACACAGGGTTACCCGGCAGCTCCCCAGATGCCTCAGATGCTCGCGCCGCAGCAGCCGCAGTATCAGCAGCCGCCGCAGCAGTACGCGCCACCGGCTCAAGTTCAAGATCAACAGCCGCAACAGCCGCAGACGTATAACGCGCCGATGGCTGGTCAGTCATTCCCCCAGCAGCCACAACAGCCCGGGCAGGGTATGACGCAAGCTCCACCAATTGCACCTCAGCAACCCGCGCCACAGCTCCCACCGGCTCAGTACATCCCGGTAGGGCCAGAGCACGCACAAGCCCCGGTATCGGCTCCGCCACCTCAGCCGGTACCGGCCCAGCAGCAGCAGCCTGCCGCAACGTACAACGTCCAGCAGGCCGCGCAAGGGCAGAATCCGTGGGGCCAGCAGCAACCCACTCAGGCCCCTCCGCCACCGCCGCAGACTCCAGCATTCCAAGACATGCTCAGGCCACCGCAGGAGGCGCCACAGCAGGCCACAGCAGCGCCGCCATCGCCCGCGCCATACCAAGGCCAGCAGGCAGCTCCAGAGGCCGCACAGCCACAGCCAGCACAACCTACACAAGCGCAGATCGACGCGTTTAACGCGCACCTGCAAGCTCAGCAGCCGCAGCAGCCGCAGCAGCCAGCGCCGCAAGCTCCGCCGTTACCTCGCGAGTTCTAAGCGATCGGCAGCGAAGGAAGCGAGCGTGCGATATGGTCGCGTCGCCGTTGGTGTGTACCTGCCACGTGAAAGACCCCAAGTACGTCAACTTGGGAAATGCTGATCATCGTTGGTGGGTACACATCGATTGCCAGAAGCCGTACGAAGCGTGGCTACGTAGTCTCGGTGATGACATGCTGAACTTTTTCCGAGGCGGGGATCTGGACGGCAAGGCATACGCTACGTCGACCTTGCTTGATCATCAGTACCTGATCGCTGAGTATCGGTGGACGCCGGATGTGATCATCAGCAAGAAGACCGGGGACACCGCGCGGGTCTGGCTCCATGAGAGCATCCCGGATGATGTTGAGATCGTGATTGATCAAGATCGACATGATCTCAAGACAGTCAGACAGAAGGACAGACCGATGCAGACCATGGAACGACGGCGAAAAGCGCTCAAGATGTCGCGTGAGAGGTTGGCCGAACTGGTCGGCATGTCGCACGCCCAGATCCAGCGGATCGAGAGCAACGGAGTTCGGACCACAGATGAGGAACGGCGCCGGATCTATGACGTTCTTGATCGATTGGAGGCAGCCGCAAACCCTCGGTAAGGGGATCGCGCAACGGGCACGATCCCCTGTGGAAGCGCTGCGTCAACTGCGGTTTCATGATCACCAAGGTGTCTTCCGGAGACTGGAAGATCTTTTACCGCGAGCTGGTCGGCAAGGTTCCGACATGTGAGTCCCTTGGTTGGGAACACCAATAACTTGTTGATAGAATCGATGGATGGAAGGACAAAGGAAAATGATCATCAGATATCACAGCACCGAGGACCGGCTCGGCGCTAAACACCGGCAGTGGGACATCGAGCGCAAGAGCTTCGAGGTGCTCGATCGGTTCGGCAACGAGTACCGCTTGATGGAAAACAATCATGGTCTTCAAATCATGTTCGTCGAGACCTCCGAAGGCATGGCCAAGGACTTGGCAGTGCTCCCGGAGTCTGGCAACGTAATCTCGGTGAGGCCGTTTCCATGATCGACATCTTCAAGATCAAGTTTGAGGGCGATCTGGTCGGTCGAGAGCAGCGGATTGAGCCGTTCAACGTGGTCGCTGCTGATCAGAATCAGCTCCGTGATGCGATCTTGGAACGGGTCAGACCCAAGCTGATGAGTTCAGAAGTCGATCTTGCTATGACCTATACCCCGAACGAGGGTCTCAGCGGGATTGTCATCGTCGGCGGTTGGCGACCGGTAGGGCAGTTCACAGTGACAGTGACGGAAGGAAACAAGGAATGAAGATCGCATATGACACGACGCAGCGGAAGCGTACCGATGTGGTTCGAGTAGTGATCAACGTCGAGGAAGTTGATCAAACTACCAATAGCAGAGATGTCAGGTACCAGCCGAGCACAGTCACTGTGGCATGGAGCCGATCTATGACTAATGGCAAGATGTCTGCCCGCCAGGAATGGCACGAGCGCTATGACGTGGAGGGCCGTCGAGTGCTCAAGAGCGGCGCGCTCAGCCAGCAGTCAACGAGACTCTATTGGGTCTACAACTACGACATCGAAGATCGTGAACCGAGATTTCCCTGGTTAGAGCAAGCCGTGGAGCTGGCTCGGGAGAGGTTCCAAAAGATCATCGCAGATTGGCCGGACCCTACCTGGCTTTAGCCAAGATCAATTAGCGGGTAGCGGGCATGACCTCGCCGGTCGACTACGTGGCCAGGGGATGGCCGATCTTTCCCTGCCATTCGATCAATCGCGGGCGCTGCACCTGCAAGAAAGGCCTGGACTGTGACAACCCAGGCAAGCACCCGCTGACTGAGAACGGCTTCTACAACGCCAGCTCTGACATCAATATGATCAACATGTGGCTGGCGAAATGGCCGTGGGCCAACTGGGCATTGCGTACCGGTCCCGAGACCGGCATCTCAGTGATCGACATCGATCCTCGACATAGCGGCTACGACTCGTTCTCTCAGCTCCAGCAGAGTCGAGGCCCGATGCCGGACACGCTGAGATCAGCAACCGGCGGAGGTGGACGGCATCTGTTCTATGCCTCCAACGGAATCAAGATCCCGAGTTTGCGGGGCTGGCTCCCCGGCGTCGATATCAGATCAGACGGCGGCTATGTGATCTTGCCCGAGGGCAGGCACAAGAGCGGCACCCATTACCGCTGGCTCAATTGGGAATGGCAACCGACTACGCTACCGCCGGATATCGCGTCCATGATCGTGAACCGGCCCGGCCCGGCGAACGGTAGCGGCATTTCCAGCAGTGATCTTCCCGACACAACGACGATCTTGAACGGCGTTCCCGAGGGTGAGCGTGACGACACGCTGTTTCGGGAAGCCTGCAGACTGCGCCGCCAACTCGGTGACGACAGCCGCAGAGCTGTCGAAGTTTTGATCTTGGAAGCAGCCCGCAACTGCCAGCCGCCGTTCCCTCCCGAGGAAGCGCTCCGCAAGGTAGAGCAAGCCTGGCGACAAGATCATTCCGACTTGATGGTCGATTGGCAGATGGGGATTGACAAACCTCAGGAGATCCATCCGCTCACTGATCTTGGAAATGCTTACCGGTACCGTGACGCGTTCGGCGAGGACCTGTGCTACGTGCACGGTTGGGGTTGGTTGGTTTGGACTGACATCGGCTGGCAGAACGACACTCAGGGGATAGCTCCTGGACTGACTCATCAGCTCAGCAATTTGATCTGGGCCGAAGCTCGGGAGTTGGAGAAACAAGGCACTGATCTCAAGACCCTTACCTTGCATACCAACTGGGCGCGCCGCTCGCAGTCAGCAGCCACCATGAGCAACGCGCTCGCCACAGCCAAGGACGTGCAATCGATGCGCCGAACCGTTGATCAGTTCGATGCCAATGATCACGAGATCTGTTGCCGCAACGGAATTGTTGATCTTCGCACCGGGGAGATCAGACCGATCGGCAAACATGATCTTGTAACCAAAAACACCATGGTGGACTATGACCCGAGCTTCCGGCTTTCAGAATGGGAAAGATTCCTCTGGGAGTCCTGTAACGGTGATGTAGACCTGATCAATTACCTGCGATGCTGTGCTGGGTATACCCTCACCGGCTCGAATCAGGAAGAGAAGCTCCTCTTGATCAGTGGCCCGCCCGCGTCCGGCAAGTCGACGTTCTTGGATGGGCTCGGTGCAGCATTCGGAACCTATGCCGCTACGACTTCACCGGACACCTTCATGTGGTCTCGGAACGGCCAGCAGCCGATTGTCGAGCTGGCCAGGATGGCAGGTGTCCGGATGATCTCCATGTCAGAGATCAAGGAAGGTGCTGGGTTCAATGAGAACTTGATCAAGGCCGTTACCGGTGGAGAGCGGATTACCGCCAAGCGGCTTTATGAGATGCCGTTTACCTACCTGCCGAGATTCAAGCTCTGGATCGGCACCAACCATGACCCCGCTGCGCATGACGATGCACTGTGGCGCCGGATCGCTAAGGTGCCCTTCCCGAACGCACTCCCGCCGGAGCGCCGGGACCCGAACTTAAAGATCTTGCTTCGTGATCCTGAGAAGGGCGGGCGCGCGGTGCTGGCGTGGGCTGTGGCCGGAGCGATCGAGTGGTACCAGTACGGTCTGCGACAGCCAGCCGCCGTGACGATGGCTACCTGGGGTTATCACCAAGATCAAGATCAATTCCAGCAGTTCATCAATGAGTGCATCCGGCAGACCAACGGCAGCAATACTCCGTTGCAAGCGGCTTTTAGTGCCTACCGGATCTGGTGTGAGCAGGTCGGCATTCCGGCCAAGAACCGGCCAGCGTTCTCCAGAATGATGCGAAATCGGGGGTTCCAGATGGGCATAGATGACTCGGGGCAGGAATCATTTCTCAATATCACAGTGTCTACGCCGCTCATCGGCAGCAACATGTTTCAGTAGGAGTTGATCATGCCCAGGAAGAAGAACAAGACGCTTCTAGATGATCTTGGCTTGGTGACCAAGTCCCAGCTAGCGGTGATCTTGAGTGCGGAAGCTGGCCGAGAGATCACGCTCAGACAGGTCTGGGCATGGTGTGATCGCCGAGCTAACAATCTGTTCCCGGACCCTGAAGTGATCAAGATGTGGCGGGGCAGGCCGACCGGTTATTTCGACCCGGACAAGGTTGTGGAGTGGTTCCGGCACTACGTGCCCGACAAAGGCGGCAGACCTCACAAGGCGGCATGATCATGCTACGGGCAACCCCCAGGTCCGGAACATGGCGCCGGATCTCGCCGATCACGCTGACCGCAGAGTGCGAGGTCTGCGAAGAGCGGCTGGCATTGATCCCGGCTCTAGATCGGAACGGTGGACACCCGTGGTATCACATCAAGACAGGCCGCGCACTCTGCTATGTCGGTATCCACCCTAGTCAGGACCTATTGCCACTCCAACCGTAAACCTGTAGACTAACTCGGAAGACGGAAGGACAGAGGACATGACTACGAACGACACTGCCGAGATCGGCGCCAAAGAATTGACCATCGGGCTCCATGTGATCATGAAGGAAGCCACCAACTGGACGAGATTTCAAGATCATCGGCTGAGTGATGATCGGCGCTCGATCACGGTCGAGCTGGAGGATGGCCGGGAGTTCAAGATCGCGGTCTATGAGGCTGAGAAGCCGTTCAATAACTCTCTGCTTGAGGCCCTGGTCTATTGGCTGGTCTCAAACCCCAACCTCAGCTATCCCGATATCCACGACGCGCTTGTGAGCTATGTCGACTACTGGAGAAACTCATGATCATCAAAGACGAGCACGGTAAGCAGGTGGCCGCTGTGCCGTACACCATCTTGATCGAGGACGCCTACGGCAGTGTCTGGCGGTTGAGTTTCGAGAGCGGACAGCTCGACATCACGCTAATGGAGTCGACGCGATCGGACTTTTTAGGCGGGTTTGGAATCTTCGCTGAGTCAGACAGCATCGTCAGCCTGCAGCCGATTATTCACAGGTGGGAATCATGATCACGATCAAGTGTGTCTGTCTCGGTAACAAGCCCGTGATCATGCTGCCCTGGCAGTGCGGCAATCAAACGCACCGGCATGATCCCAACCTGCACTCGCACGTCACCGTGACTCAGACGCTGATCTTGGGATGGGTGAATCTATTACGTGAGATGGGAGTGATGCCTTGATCTTGGTGCACCAAACCAGCGCCGCCCCTCTGGAACTGGCCAGAGGGGCGGTTTGGGTTGGGGAGAACGGTTCCACGTCCACTCGGTGGCAGCCTTTCGGCTCCGCGAATTCACCAAGATCATCAGTTTGCCTGCGTGCACGGGTTCCGGGTTGCAGGCCCGTCCCCATGTCCGAGATCACAGTTAGCCAGCTCGTTGATGGGTTGTCTGCCGCCTGATGTACCTTTGATCCCCTTCTGCTAGGGATCTTCAGTCATCCCCCGCGCCAGCCGTCGCCGACACGTTGAGCCGAGACTTTACCTGCCGAGCCCGCCGAGCGTCAACGGGTTTGCGAGGCTGGTCTTCGATCACGATATCGGTCTTGACCACGCGCCACGCCGGAGAGATCCCGGCCAGCACGACAGCAACCATCAGCAGCACCGCGCCGGGCAGCTTCAGCCAGTCATCGAAGGTCAGCACCAAGAAATTGCCGACCGCGACCAGCGCGGCACATACCAGCATCATCTTGGTGATCTTGGCCTGATAGCGCTGCCGGGTGTGTACCACCGCCCAGGGTTCCCCCGGCGGAGGGGCCAGCGCGAGCCGCTGACGGGGCGTAGCGCGGGCTGTGGCGCCGGTTCCAGTGGGATGCCGGGCAGTCCTCCCGGCCATGTCTCCTAAGCCCATACAGCGCAGCGTAAAGAGCCCCCGCGTTATATGTGCCGATTTCGGCGCCATCCCCCAACATGTGACGGACATCACACGCTCAGGCTTGCGTTCGGTCTAGACCTGGGTATAGACTCAGGTCAAGACCACATATCGACGGAAGGAAAGAGAAATGAGTGGCGACAGAAATAAGGTCTACGAGATCTTCACCAACAAGATCCTGGCAATGCTGGACGAGGGCACGGTGCCGTGGCGCAAGCCCTGGACGATCAGCAATCGCCCGCGCAACTTGGAATCGAACCGGCCCTACACCGGCATCAATTTGATCTTGCTAGCGATAGAAGATCGCACCTCTCCGTACTGGCTGAGCTTCAAGCAGCTTGAGAAGTTCGGCGGACGGCTGAAGGAAGATGACAAGGCCAGCACGATCATCATTTTCTGGAAGATCATCAAGTCCAAGCAGAAGGACGAGGACGGCAACCCGATCACCTACCCGATGCTGCGGTTCTACAAGGTCTGGAACCTTGATCAGACCGTAGGCGTCAAGATCCCGAAGCGCGCTTGTGATCAGCCGCGCGAGTCGAGCCCGATCGAAGCCGCCGAGGCGATTATCGCTGGCTATGCAGGAGGCCCCAAGATCAGCAGCAACGGTTCGGACGCGCATTACAACCCCGCGACCGACAAGATCAGCGTGCCGTCGCTGTCTGATCATGATTCAGACGAGGAGTATTACTCGACTCTGCTGCACGAGTTGGTGCACTCGACTGGTCACAAGGATCGGCTCAACCGGAACTTCGGCAACTACTTCGGTGATCATGCCTACGGTCGCGAAGAGCTGGTTGCCGAGATCGGCTCAGCGTTCCTGTGCAACGAGGCCGGGATCTCGCACGGCACGATCGACAATCAGGCCGCTTACATCGCGGGCTGGAAGGCCGTCATCAAGGCTGACGTGCAGCTCGTGGTCAAGGCCGCCGCTGCCGCGCAGAAGGCCGCTGACCACATCCTCGGGATCGATGCCAGGGCCGAGCAGGAAGCCGAAGCAGCCTGATATGGCCTCTGACTAGGCCGGATGCCGATGTGGCGCAGATCACATGAGAAAACTGCCCCTGGGACTTGACTTAGGTCTTGACCCGGGGGTAGATTAGTTCTCGTAAGGCCGAAGGAAACAAAAACAGAAGATCGGGAGCTGGAGGCCCTAAAGGTCTCGCGGGGGCAGAAAGTGGCAGTCAGTTGCATAGAGCGCGCACTGCTCCTGATCTAAAACCTCAATAGTGGAGGAAAGATCAACTAAGACTTGATCATTCCCGCGCTGATCTAGCCTAGCTAGTGATCACCGCGTACCGAAAGTCTCCCCTGTAGCTAAGGCCCGGGAGGACATGGAGCCCCTGTAGCTGACGGGCCGGGCTCGCTGGAAGTACGTAGCATCACTCAGTGACTGCGGTTAGGTGCAGAGCCAGCCTGTTGAAGTCAGGCCGGGAATGATCTTGATAGACCGGTAAGGCCGACGAATGAGCGGACGACTCCGGCGTTGATCTTGGTCTAGGGACCCTGGAGGTGCCCTCGCGAGTACGGCAGTGAAACGCCCTACGGTCGGTAACCAGCCCGGCTTATGAAGGTGGTGGAGCCTGAAAGGTAAGGGGAGCGAACAGGGAGAACGGCCCGACGATAGTTGAGGGTAGCCGGTGAGTGCGCGCTGAGCCGGTGAGAGTAGATGACAATAGGACCGGCCCTAGATCAAGATCAACTTCCCGCCCGGGGGAAGTAAAGTGGACTGGGAAACCCGCGTAGCTAGGCGCACGCCGGAGGGTGAAAATATCCGGCCCTAGGCTTTCAAGATCAACAACGACAGAAGGAAAAATGATCATGACAGATCCCAAGGATCTCATCGGCAAGTTCTTCGTGGCCAATTGGGGCTACGACCAGACCAACATCGATTTCTACAAGGTGGTTGGCGCCACCGCTAAGTGCGTCAAGATCCAACGGTGGAGTTCCCATCGGGACGAGAACGCCAGGCTGGTTCCTGGCGAGGGTCCTCTGACCCGGCAGAGCTGGGGCTGGGACTACGAAAAGCAAGAGCGGATCGATGAAGGCACCACAACCGCTCCGGTGCAGCTCAAGAAACTGGCTGCCGGGTACAGCGGCCCGTGGATCAACCTGAACAGCTACTCCGGCGCGAGCCTGTGGGACGGCAAGCCCGAGAGTGACACGTACACGCACGGCGGAGCTGGTCACTGATCAGCTCCCAACGAAAGGACAGAAGGACAATGGAAGCAAGGACAGACATCCACCGGCCCAGCTCGCCGGACTTCGACCCCGAGGCGTATGACTGCTGGGGGGTCTTCGACAACAGCCCCGGCGTCTGGGGAGTTGATCAGATCCGCGCTCGGGTAGATCTGGTCAACGTGCTGATCAAGGACGGTTACAAGTTCGGTCACGGTTCGTCTCACCAGTGCGGCCACTGTGGCGCTGCCATCCGGTATTGCGCACTGATGGTCCACAAGGGTGCCAAGGAATTTATCTTCATCGGCGAGACCTGCCTCTATGGCCGGTTTTCCATGCTGAAGGGCGAGTTCCAGACGCTGCGTAGGACGGCCAAGCTGAACGCACAGCTCGAAGCCAAGGCCGAGCGGATCGCTCAGATCTATGAAGATCATCCGCTGCTGGTCTGGTTGTCCTACTGGGACAACGTTTTCGACGCTGCCGGTTCTGGTTCTGATCGGGCCTTCTGGTCCAACGGTTTCCTGAACAGCATTGCTTGGAAACTGGAGCAATACGGGGAGTTGAGCGAGCGGCAGATCGCTGCTGCCGAACGGACGATCATCGAAGACACCCAGAAGATGGATGCCAAGGCAGCCCAGAAGGCCGCCGAGGCCGCCGAGCCCAAGACCGAAGCGCCCGAGGGTCGGGTCACGGTGACCGGTGAGGTTGTCTCAGTCAAGAGCTACGAAGACAACTACTACGGACACATCACGATCACGGTCAAAATGCTGGTCAAAGATGATCAAGGTTTCAAGGTCTGGAGCACGGTGCCCAACTCGCTATTCAATTCCGAGCGGAATGGCGTAGAGAAGGGCGATCGGGTGACCTTCACCGCGACCTTGATCAAGTCAGCAGATGACCCGTACTTCGCCAAAGCGAAGCGGCCCACCAAAGCGGAGGTGCTCCCGGCTTAGGCCGGGACCCTCCCCAATCAGACGGAAGGAAAAATGATCATGGATGCAAGATTGCAAGCACAATTCACAGCGGAAACGCTGAACACCGAGATGATCAAGGACATGCCGGAGGGCGTGGAAATCCCCAAGGCGGTCAAGATCATCGGGCTAGATCAGGTATCAGTGTCGGCATTAGTACATGTCGAGATGGAAGACGGGCGAGTGCTGCGCCTTCCGATGACGGTTCGTAACCCGGGCCACGTCTCGATCGAATGGGTTGGGTAAAGATCATGGACCCGGATGCAGCATTGGCCGAGATCCGAAAGCTGATCAAGCTACATGAAGAAGACGCGCGAGGCGACTATGCCCGGTTGCTCGAATTGATCGACAGCTTGGATGCGTGGCTAGCGGAAGGTGGTTTCCTGCCGGAACGGTGGAAGATCCGTAGCTGACTGAAGGGAGGGTGAGCCGAGCTGGTGGGCCCCTCCCTACAGCCATATCTAGAGAAGGAAGGAATGATCATGACACAAGCAAAGAACCCAGTGATCATGAGCCCGGCGGAAGCTCGGGTTGATGCTCGCCGGATCGATGAGACTGGGTTGGCCGAGCCACTGACCAAGAACTCGGTCTTGATCGAGCGGTCTCTCTGGGACGAGCTGCTGGCACTGTACCGGGCCGAGGGCACCAACATTTCCCGGGAGTTCCGCCGCTTCGCGCAGCGAGAGGTGAAGCGATCATGAGGAAGTGCCCATACTGCGGATCTGACTTTGATGATCTAGATGGACATCTCGTTTACATGATCACTGTGGTCAAAGACGAAGAGCACCAAACCGAATGCCCGAAGACCCGCGACGGCAAGCACGTCTGGCGCAAGTTCGGGTCACTGTACGACAAAAACTCGATCAAGATTAGGTGCTTCGCCTGCGGCAAGTTCGCAAACGAAGCTTGATCAACACAAAGAGGCCGCCCGCATGCCACGGGCGGCCTTTTTTGTTGCCCTCCCTAACCGTCAGGGGGCCGGGGGACGGAAGTCGATACCAGGGGGTTGGATGAAGAACAGCGCCGGGCAGTTGCCCAGGCCATCGCCATCGGTACCGACCACAACCCGAATAAAGGTGTCGCCAGCATCGGAGATCGGGTTGCGAGGATTGAAGCTGGCTTGATCATCGACGCCGAAATCAAGATCAATCCCGTCGAAAGACTGATTCTGAATCACGGTCGTGCCACGGCTGACCACTCGGTAGTTGAGATCAACTCCGGCGTCGGCAGCAGGCCCGGCATCGGCATCGGGACGCCTGATCACCAGCGGGTTGACACTGACCCGGGTATTTCCGGCAGCATCAACGTACTTGTAATTCCAGTCGACCTTGACCTTGTAGAAAATTCCGCCGTCATCTTCACAGCTCTGCTTGTCGATGAAGCCAAGATCATCAGGCACGATCTCGGCCTGTGCCGGAACCGCAACCAGCGCGCCAGCGAGGGCGAGCGCGACGCCTCCGAGTGTTGCGAGGATCTTCCTCACGGTGAGCCCCTTTCATGATCGATTAGGTTAGGGCTCGATCAATCTAGCGGAGCTGGACGCGTGATGTGCGGAAACCTGAAAGTTTGGCTTACAACGGGCCGGGTATCATGCCGCCCGGTCCTGCCGGATGACGATTGCAACCGCTCCCCAGGATCGAGATGGGCCGGGCTCGTGCCCCCGAACGAGACCCGGCCCTATCTGTTCCCTTCATTCTGCCCGCTCAGAAGCCCTAGGAGCCGTTTTAAGCCATCGGGCCCCCGGACCTAGGGCTACCCCTCCGGCAGCCTCTGGCAGCTCGCGCTATGCCTGCCCGGTGCCCGGTGAACCAGCGTTTTGCTCCGGCTCCGGCGGATGCTTCGGCCCGACACTCTGCACCGCCCCGGTTACTCCGGTCGGCTTCCAGAATCCGTAGTGAGCGCTCACAGCAACCGCAAAAGTTCCGATCGCCCAGACCAGCCACGTTCCGAAGTCGAAGAGCGTCTCTTGGGTCATCGCTGCCAGCAGCTCGGTTAAGCCTGAGCTGATGATCGACAGCAGCGCCAGCAGCGCAGCCTTGACGCCACCTCGGGTCACGGTCTTGGTGACCAGTCCAACGAGTAGTGGCAACACCGTTGCGATCACCGTTTGAATCAGCAGCGGCAGGCTGACCGCGAAACTGACGTCGACATCATCCATGATCATTTTCTCCTAGAGTTCTGGTGGTGGTTCGACCGGCGGCTCAGCCGGTGGCTCGGGAATGATCGGTTCCAGTGAGCTGAGCTTGTAGTAGGTCGGAGTTTCGGTAACCACGTTCCAGCGACCCCAGCGGTAGACCTGCGATCGAGCTTTGACGATGTAGCCCAATTCGCGATCGTGTTTTTTGATCTTGTCGACGGTGTAGCCGTTCAGCCCGTCTTCGATCACCTTGTACTCGCCGGTATCGATCTTGATGTTCTTCGGGTTGTACGGCGAATCCGCCCAGCGACCAAGATCGGCATAGCTCGGTCCGTTGTAAGCTCTGCCGCCCACCAGTCCGTCGCCGCCGCGCTCCTGTTCCCGGATCTGATCTTGCAGCGAGTCGGAAGCATGATCATAAGACTCCCGCGAGCCCCAGTGGATGTGCTTCTCATTCGCCCACGGATCGCCGCCGTAGCCGCGCGGGAAGGGTCGGATTCCGCTCCGGCGCATGGCGGCACAGAACTCCCAGACTGCCGCCTTGCTGTGGCCATCGATGCCGATATCCCCGACGCCTAGCCCCATATGCGTGGTTCCGCTGTAGCTGGTTCTCGGTCGGCGTCCACCCTGCACGATACGTACCGAGCCCCAGCCCGCTGCCTTGGCACAGGCGATCAAGATCGTTTTATCGATCGGGGTAACCCATTTCTCGGTGCCACCGAACGCGACGTAATCGGACTTCCACGTTCTGGAGTAATAGACCGGCGTCGGATCATTCCACGGTGGCGCCGCCTGCAGCGTCCAAGCTCGAAGATCATCTTTGGTCTGCCACCGTTCATTGGCCCAGTTCTTGTCGATCGGGTCATCGGTGTATTGCCAAAAGTCCCAGTCCTTGACATCGGTCTTAGAGGTGTAGTGCGCCAGCCAGAGGAAATCGCCCTTCTTGACCGTGGTAGTCATCCAAGCTGATTTATTGCAGTACAGCCCAACCTTGTGGCCGGGCTTAAGCCGCTTGACTTCAGCGATGAAGGTTGCCGCGTCCGCCACCGAGGGATACCCGTCTTTGGTCTTCTCCCAGTCGCACACTAAAAGATCACCGGGCTTGGCATCTAACTTGCTCACGAAGTAGGCAGCTTGTTCCTTGGCATTGCCCGGCCACATGTAGTGATAGTGCCCAGCGACAAGATCAGCAGCTCGACCGGTCTTGAGTTGCTCGGCACGATTCCGGTTGGTGACGGTCCGGCCTTCGGTGCACTTGACGAAGAAGAAAGCATCACCGCTGGCTGGCTTCCAGTCGGGACCTTGATAGCTGGAGACATCATTGCCGTGCAACATCACAACTCCATGATCACGTCGGCATACAGACCGTTGTGGTCCGTTGCATAGTTTGGCAGAGCATCAAGATCAGTTCGCTTCAACGCGGCATCTTCAAGACGAACTCCGCGTGTCAGGATCTCATCGATCCAACGGCCCGTTCTCGGCGTCGGCGTGTTGAAGCCGTGGAAGGTTGAGATCGACTCGCCGCTGATCTTGGAAAGCGGTAGCCGGACCTGTAGCGGCTTCCAGCCTTTTCCTAACGCGATCTTGCGCACTCCGCCGGTTTGGCTGGAGTCGTTGAGATCGCCGAGCATGATCGAATTCGGGGTAGTGCGGTCTTGCGGATATGGATGTTTGGCGATGTGTGCCGCCAAGATGTCGGATGCCAAGATCATCTGCCGCAGCCGAAGCACCGGCGCGTTGGGTTCCTCAGCACCGCCGGAAGCCAGGTGCAGCGAGCTGAACCAAGCTCCCCAACCGGTGGCCTTGTGAGTAAGCCGAATGGTGATCAAGTACCGGTTCCGCCTGCCGGACGGCAGGTCGGTCTCCAGCAGCGTGTTCTCCTCAGCCTCCATGATCTTGGAATTCCACATGATCTTGACATTGTGCTTGTGCCCGACGAAGGTCCAGTTGGCGCCCAGCTCGTCTTGCACGTCAGCGGCCATGTCGTTGCGGAACTCTTGACAGCCGATCACCGCCGGGTTGATCCGCTTCAGATAAGTGATCAATGCCGGTAGCCGTTGCGGCCATTCTTCGCGCTTGCGGTCCTCATCAAGATCAGACCGCCGGAAGTTGAGCTGCAGCGCTCGGCAGATGTCAGGCACTTTGGTGATCTTTCTTGCCATTGAAGCTGGCGATCTTCTCTTTGCCATAGACCACAAGTGAGATGAAGAAACTTGCGAGCAACGCACCGACCCAGTTGACCGTTACCAGCGCGGGACCGGACATGTCTTCGATAGTGAGACGATCAAGACCCAGCAGCGTGATCATGGAAGAGAAGAACGCTACCGTTCCAGACCAGAACGGCCTACCTGGATTGATCTTGATCGTCGGCATTACGGTGCCATGAACGTTCCCGAGACGACCACATTGTCATCTATCGCGATCGTTGCGCTAGGCGTACCGGAGATCAGCTCGACTCCGCCGCTGGAGTTGACCTCACAGGCTCCGTCACAGGTGCTGCCACGCCACACGCACTCCACGTCACGGTCCGGCCAATAACCAGCGGGCAGCGTTACACAGACCGGATCGCTGGCAATGTTGCCCGGTGAAGCTGCGTTGTACGCGGCTATGGTGAGCGCTGTTGTCTTCCTGATCAAGGTGATCGAAAAGAACACGATGTTGTTGATCTTGCGTACATAACCGGTTGAATACTGGAAATCCGTACCGGCCACGATTCCAGTGGTGACGATCCCGCTGTCTGACCAGACGGTCTTCCAGACGCTGGTACCGCCGGACCCGCTGATCTTGAGCCAGAGCGCAGTTGGGCAGGCTACCCAGACGGGTGCCGCAGCGGTGCCGTAGACCGAGTCCCGTTCAGCTTGATCATCGACCCAGTGGATGATCTTGTGTCCGATGGATTCGGCATAGGCCAAGATGTCGGCAGGGATCAGTACCTGATCATCGACCCCGGGAATCGGGTCCCCACCGAGTGTGGTGAATGCTGATCCCATGATCAGTCCTTTCTAGTCTTCACAGTGAATCAGAACGTTCTGGATACCGGTATCCGTGTTATTGGCTATGAAAAGATCATCGTTGTCCGGCGAGAAGATCATGAACCCTTTCGATCCACCGGTGTTGAAACTGTCGATCGCTGACTGCGGCATCTGCCAGTAGCCCTCCTGACCACGCAACAGCGCTGGCCCGTAGTACGGACCTTCAGTGATCGTCAAGCCACCGGCTGGTGCGGACAGGTGGGTATGCAGCCACAAGATCGGCGGGACGGCAGAGGTCCAGCCGTGAGTCTCCGAGCTGCGCTTCATCCGGACCTCTACCTTGGCGATCCTGCTGTAGTTGGCCTGGATAGCGTCTGCAAGATCAGATCCGTAGAACCATGCGCTACCCCACGGACCCACTGACAACCCGGACGCCGGGTTGTAGGTCTGGCCGAAGACAGTTTGAGTATTCGGATCGTTGTAGCCCTGTGGCCGCTTGGTGATCGACTGCGGCGTCAGCGTCTGCATCACGTCTGAGTTCGAGAAGCCGGTTCCGGTGTAGGACTTGCTCGCATCCGGAATGATCACGATCAAGGTCGGCGGTTCCGGTGGCGGTTCCGGTGGCGGTTCCGGCGTGCCGCTTCCGGTCTTGAAATAGACCCGGCCATCGTTGTGCACCCAGGTTGCGACCACCGAATTCCAGCCGGTGATCGGAGACGGATCGGTAGTCCCCCAGGTCACACCGGGAGGGGTTGTCGGGAATGGCTCTTGTGGTGGAATCGAGACAGTGAACGCGTCGCCGACCCTGCCGATCACCGTCCAGTGATCACCCATGCTCCGGACCAGAACAAGATCACCAACTTGCCGGTCCATGTAGCTCGATAGTGCTTCCACCGAGGGGTGGATCTCGCCGAGATAATTCAACGAGACAGTGCCGTCGCCATTGATGCCCAGCACATAAGCGCCGTTGAATTCATGAACTTCCTGCCCGTCCTGATTCACACCGGCATAGGCATTAGCAAGATCATAAATTCCACTCATGAGATGGTCTCCACTTCGGACTCGACCAATGCCAGCGGTCCTTGAGCGCGCATCGTGATCTCGGTTGAGGCGTCATCCATCCGATAACCCACTTTCTCGATCACGAAGTTCTCTTGATGATCTTTTCCGTCAGGGATCAGTGAGATGCAGTCTCCGGCATCCAGCGTCGGATTGAAGATCGAAGTGATCTCTACGTGACGACGGAACGACAGCGACAGCGCGAGCCGCTTCCTACCGGCCAGCTCCAGCATCTGCAGGTTGCGCATCAGCGGGCTTTGGTAGTACCCGGACACGATGCCGAACGGGGTAGCCTCAGCGGCTCCGTTCTTGATCGGATTCGTCCCGGCATAGGTCGGGCTGTGCGGGTTGGAATCCCAGATGTGCAGAGGACCGATCACCGGTGCGTTGCTCGGCGCCGCCCAGACCGTCCAGACGTTGCGCATGTTCTCTCGACTCAGAGTCGCGCTGGAACTGACCTTGACTCCGCTGTCGACAGTGATCGACCACACAGGATTGGTCGGATTGATTACCGTTGCCTCAGCGATGAAGGTCCCAACACGATTCACATAGCAGTCAGCAGAGAACGCGCCAGTGATCGACTTTGCTGATTGATCACCATCGATCGCCGCCCAGCGATCACGATCGAAGGTGACCGGTGCCATCGGTTGTTGTGCGGTCTTGATCAACCAAATGATGTTAGCGGTCGGAATGCACTCCAAGATCAACTTAGCGAGCGTGATCTGTGGAGTGTCCAGCGGCAGCATCGGCAATGATCTTGGAACATGGAATCGGTAATCCATCACTACCGCTTCGAGACCCCGCAGCACGAAGCTGGTGTATCGACCAGTGATCGTCAAGCTGTCCACTCGGTAGACACCCATCGGAATTGTCCACCACTGCGCTCGGACGCCTTTGATCTCCAAGAACGCACGCACCCACGTCGTGAGTTGGTTTACTCGATCATCAACATCAAGTGCCGAGCATGCACCCTGCCAGCGAACTTGTGAAGTGGCATCGCAAACGAACTCGCTGTCATAGACATCAAGCGTTCCGCCGATCGTAGCGAAACGATCATTGGACCACTCCAGCCGGACCCGTCGTTTGGTGACTGAGTTCAGCGCTTTCAGCACTGCATCAGGTACTCGGTAGACCATCAAGGCACCGCCGAGAATGCAAGATCATCATAAGTCATCGAAGTAAGATCAGGATCACTGTACGTGTCGTACTGCGTTGCCAGCCAGGCATAGTCGCGCAGTGGCAAGTAGTTGGGCTGATACATGGTGTCGGGCCGCTCAACCTCTTGGAACTGGACGTTGAAGACCTTCTCTTGACCGTCCATCCGCGCGAAATCCAAGATCGTATACTCACTGACCGTGGCGTAGAACGGCTTACGGTTATAGCGACCGGTCGGTGAGATGTAAAGCACTGCTTCGTCCAAGATCGTGATCAAGTCATTCATCTCGTCGATCGTCTTGGTAATCAACATGTAGTCACCGGATGCACTGAACGCGCTGTTCACTCCGCCCGCCGGTTTGCCGCTCGTCTGTTTGTTGACGAAGGTTGTTGATCTTGATCTGGTAAAGTCCCGCTGATCGGTCGGCACGAAGATGATCAAGCCCGGAGTCTCCACGGATTTGAGCATGGTCGAGGGCAGAGTGACCGCTCGATCTTCGATGGTGAACTCCACGGTTCCGGTCGGCTCCCCGAACACACCGCCGCTGTAGATCGGCTCGGCAAGCCACTCGGTGAGCTGGCCGGGAGTCAGCTCGTCGTCATAGGCGTACGCCGTACCTTG